AGTGGGCGGGGCGATCTTCCCGGCGATTGCGGCCGGCTTCGCCGCTCCTTCGGTTTCCGACTTCGGCGCGGTCACCAGCCAGTTCACGACGGCGCCGGTCTCGTGCAGTTCTTCCAGCTTCTCGTGGTCGACGCTGTCGTAGATGATCTCAATGCTGGTGCTGCCGGTCTGCTTGCGACCAGCGACGAACTGGTCCCAGTCGTCGTCGTAGTCGGAGATATCGATCTCCGATGCCTGGCCATCGGGGAAGCCGACCGAACGCAGGCGGGTCACCTTGATGACCTCGGCCGCGCCGATGGCGACGAACAGCTGGGAGTGCTTCGACTTGATTACCTGTCCCATAGGGGTTTCCTTTGTGTTGCGCCCGTCGCCGGGCATGAAGAAGGCCCCTTACGGGGCCAGTGGTTTGCCGTTGTGTGGTTCAGCGCAGTTGCAGGAGCCTGGCGTCGAAGGAGATGCCAAAGGCGTCCGTGCCGTCGCTGTCAGGCGTCGGGTTGTAGGACTCGATGCTGCCCACGCGCTCGATTGCGTCGCGGATGGCGACGGCCGCGCCGTTGGCCTGCGTCAGGGCTTCGCCCCACACGGTCAATCGGACTCGCCAGCCGTCGGCCGGCGGCGCCTCGGACAGCATCGCAGTGGGCGAGCCGCCGACCACCTCCCAAGTCGCGTAGGGGAGTGCTGCATCCTGTGGCGCGGTTCCCGGCCACAATCGGATCGGGTCGCCCAGCATGTGCCGAACCGCTGCATCACCCTGCAGCAGGGACTGGATCAGGGGAACCATCATCGCCAGCCATCCTTCTTCAGCTGCTTGTCCAGCGCCGCCCAGGTTTCATTGATGATCACCTGCGCCGCCTCCGGCCCCTTGGCCTCGCCTGCCGGCGCGAGGAACGGCTCGGCTCTCATCTTCCTGGTGCCGAATTCCTTGAAACGCCAGTAATAGGCCCAGCCCGCCTCCTCATAGACCTTCCCGACGCGGCCACGGCGCCGGTTGCGCTTGGTGTTGGCGTACTTGCGGCGGCGACCGGTCTTAACCCCAACCGTGAAGTACTCGCCGCCTTGGCCTACACCTGCGCGCTGCCGGCTTTTGGTGTTGGCCCGACGGGTGACGATCTGCGAGGCCATGAACCCCGATGCTCTCGGAGCCCGGCGCCGGGCGTCGTCGCGGATGACGTTGCCACCCTTGCGCATACCGGCTTGCACGGCTCGCCCTTGAATCGCCTTGGGTGCCTCCCGCAGTGAACGCAGGAGGCCGTCCAGGCCGTCGATCTTTACTTGCTCAGCCATCGGACACCCCGGCATCGACCATCAGCGTGATATGCCCGCGTGCTGTCGCATCCGGCAGCACCGCACGAATCGCGTACACCTGCCCGTCGAACACCACGCGCATGACCGGCACTACCCCGGGCAGGTAAGGGATCTCGATGCGTGCAGTCACCTCTCCATGCTCGGCTGCGGCCGCGGTGAACTCCCGACCCGAGAGCGGAACCACCTCTGCCGGCACGTCAGCCCGCCATCTACGCCATTGCTTAACGTCCCCGCCGAGCGGATCACGCACCGGGCCGTAGTCCTGCAGCTCGATCCGATGCCGGTATTTGCCGGCCCGCCTCATGGCAGTACCCGCCGGTAGGGGAACATCAGCCGGTCCAGGGTCGGGTTCTCAGCCAACTGCGAGCCAGCCACCACCGCCTCGCGGTTGACGTACAGGTCACCCAGCAACAGCAGTACGGCCGCGCGCAGCGGCCCCGGAAGCGGGCCAGGTGTCGTCGTGAACTTCACCGGATAGGCTTCTGGTTCACTGTCGAGCGTGGCTGGCTCGATCGGCAGCGGAGAGCGACCTTCGCCGACCGGGGTCCACTCATAGGTCGCGGCTGCCAACGCATACCCCGTGGTGCGCTCCACCGACTCACGCGCGGCGGTGATGAAGGCGCCGATCAGCGCGTCGTCCGCATCGTGGATAACTACCAGGTGCGCCTTCGCTTCGCTCAGCGACACGGGTTCCTCTGCCGCCGGGGTCAACGTGCGCAGCATGGGTCATTCCTCCGGCGTGGCCGACTTGATGGCATTGGGGTGGGGGTCGATCAGCCCGCCAAGGCGCAGCGCCTCAACGTGTGCCGCGCTGACCTGGATCACTTGGCCAACCTTCCCGAGGTGGTTGTTACTGAGAACCAGCGCCGGCACGGTTTCGCCCTCCGGCGGAGCCGGTACTTCATCCGATGGCGGCAGGTCGTTGTCCGCCTCCACGGTTTCGGGCCTCCGGCTGTCTCCGCCCTCGTCCGTCTCCGGCTCACTGACGGCATCTGCCGCGCCAGCGTCGGGGCTTGCGGCGTCCGGCTGTTCGCCCTGGCCAGCCGCTGCGTCCACTACCGCAGCTGGCGCTTCCTGCGCGTCGGCCGGACCGCTGGCCGCTTGCGCGGAGGTGTTCTTCTGCTTTGCCATGATCGTCTCCGAGGGACGCCCGCGCTGGGGCGTCCCTCCGTTCGTGGGCCGAGGCGGTTAAGCCGCAGCGCCGTGCTTGAAGGTCTTCACCGCGCCGCCCACGTCGACCAGGTTGCCGCCAGAGCGCATCCAGGCCATGAAACCCACCTGGCCCTTCTTCACATAGGCCGAGTCGTTGAAGCGGAATAGGGTCACGGCCATCACGTCGCGGATCTTGTAGTAGCTGAAGTCGCCGAACGCGATCGAGGTGGCGCCTGCGGCCGGGGCCGGGGCGTGCTGGTTGATCTGGATATCGCGATTCAGCAGACGATCCGGCGCACCGCCCGGATTGCCCTGCTCGTAGCCCGGCACGAAGATCGGCCGGCCCTGGTCGTCCTTCACCTTGCGAATCAGCTTCAGCATGTCGTCGTGGAACATCCACTTGGCCAGCTGGCGATACGCCGGGTCGACGCTGTGCTCCAGGTCGACCAGGTCGTCGTAGGTGACGATCGGCAGCGCCGAGACAGCGCCGATCTTGCCCACCGTCGCGGCAGTAAAGGCACCCATCGGCTGGCCAACGCCGGTGCCGACGGAGTAGTGGCGGTTGGTGACGCGGCCCAGGCGGGTCTGCAGGCGCTTCTCGATGAAACCGGCGATATCGGCCGTGCTGTCCTGCAGCAGCTCCCACGGCACGGTCACCACCTTGGAGCTGTACTTGTACACCTGCAGGCCCTTGGTGCCGAAGGCCACGTCCTGGTCGTTCGCCGACTGGTTTTCAGCGACCAGTTCGCCCTCTTCGGAGGTGCCATCGCTGGTCGGATACTGCATCGGCTCGCCGCCGGCAGTGCTGAACACATCAGCCACCTGGCGCATGCCGCCGAATGCCTTCAGAGCATCCAGGATCTGCTCGGCCAGCGTGGTCGGAACGGTGTAGCCACCCTGCTCCGGGTTGACGGCCGGATTGCTCGACATGGCCGCGTTGACTTGCTTCCAGTCCTCGGCGCTCAGGGCGCTGTCACCGCCACGCGCCCAGCGGTCGAACAGGCGCTCCTCGTTGGAGAGTTCACGGCCGCCGCGGTTAGCAGTGTCGTGCTCACGCACGCCCTGTTCGCGCAGTGCCTCGTCGGCCGTCAGGTCCATGACCTTCTGATGACGCTCGATCGCCGCGTCGATGCGCTCGATCTCGGCGATGTTGTTGTCGTACTTGGCCTGGTTCTCCGGCGTCCACTTGTTGCCGTCGCCGGTGCTGGTATCCAGCAGATTGCGGGTTTCCTTTGCCAGCGCGGTGCGGCGCTCCCGCTCGGCCTGAATGTTGAAGGGCATTGGTGATTTCCTCGTGTCGAAAAAAACCGCCTTTCGGCGGTCAGGATGAACTGCGGGCGGGAGTCGCTTACGCAGCGGAGCGTTCCAGCAGCGCCAGACGGCGCGACAGGTTTGCCTTGTGGGCGGCGGCGGCAGCGCCGTCGTCGGGTTCGGTGGCACGGTTGGCCAGTGCGGCAGGCGCGTTGTCGTAGGCGGACAGGTCCCAGGTGTTGGATGCCTTCTTCTTGCCCACGATCTCCACCACCTCGTCTGCGAAGCCGTGTTCCTTGGCTTCGTCGGCCGTGAACCAGGTCTCCTCGTCCATCCACTGGACGATCTGCTCCTGATCCTTCCCAGTACGACGGGTGTAGTCGCCGGCCAGGCCGGCATCGATCTTGGCCAGCAGCTCACCGGTCTTGGTCATGTCGGCCTTGTTGCCGACCGTGATGGTCCATGCGTTGTGGATCATGAACGCGCCGCCTTGGCTGATCTCGACCTTGTCGCACGCCATGCAGACTCCGGTCATAGCCGAGGCAGCCAGGCCATCGATGTGGGCGATGACAGTGGCCTTGTGCTGGGCGATGGCAGTCATCATGGATCGTGCCGCAAACACGTCACCGCCGGGCGAGTCGATGCGCAGATGAATCACATCAGCATCGATGCCGGCCATGGCCTGCGCAAACATCGTCTCGTCAATGTCGCCCCACCACCCGCCGATGACGCCGTGCAGGTAGATGGTTGCCTCCTTACCTTCGGTCTCCGCCCGGATGGGCTTGGACTGGCCGGCGTTGTTCTTGGCCAGCTGCAGCAGCTTAGGAATCGGCATCGTCAGGGTTCCTTTCAGGGTCATCTCCGCCCGCCTTGGCCGGTGGCGCGGGTTCTTTCGGTTGGTAGAGCTTGTCGCCGCCCTCGATGGGAGGCAGGTTCTTAAGGCGGCGGACCTCGTTGACGACCATCCAGCCTTGCGTGCCAGGGCCACCCAATGCCTTGCTGAAGTACTCGGCTTGTGTCTTGGAGTCGCCGGCCATGAACATGTCCACGTTGTGCTCAACGAAGTAGCGCGGCGTGCGGAACAGCTTGCGGTTCAACTCGTCCTTGATCCGCTTCAGGTGCGGGCCCAGCGTGTACTTCACGAAGCCGATGCCCATGCTCTCGATGCCGGTTCCCCAGCTGGTGGCCTTGCTGGTCTCGCCGATCATGTGCGGCGGGACGCCGAACGCGCGGGCCACATCGATCACCTGCCACTGCCGGGACTCCAGCAGCTGCTGGTCGACCGCCGACATGGTCAGCTCGTGCACCTCCAGCCCTTCGGTCAGAACCAGCGGAATGCGACGGTTGCCCTGCACCCCGCCGTACTTCTTGACCCAGGCATCGCGGAAATCGTCCTGCTGCTCCTTGGTCATCTTGTTGGGCGTTCGGATGGCCACTTCGGGCTTGCCGCCCTCGCTGAAGAACTTGCCGGCGTGCTCGTCACCTTGGATGGCGATGCCGATGCCGTTCCGCGCGCCCCACTGGATCACCGACATCCCGTGCACGCCGTTGAAACCGAAGCCGGGGAAATGGAGCACGTCGTCCTGGTCAACGGTGAAGTACCCGTCCACGTCGTGGAACGTGTACTGCAGCCGCGTCGGTTCGCGCGGGCTGGTCTTCTCCTGCTTGAGGATCATCACCCTGTCGCGGGGCCAGGGAATCAGCCCGGTCGCCACTCCGGCGCGGTTGCGCGTCATGTACACCACGCCATCACCGCGCAGCAGCATCTGGCCGACGATGAACTCCCAGCCGGTGGCGCTCGACCAACCGGAGGAAAACTGCTCGTTCAGCAGCCACCAGTAATCGTGCTCGGCCCGCGTGCGGTGCCCATCCACCCGCTCGAAGACGGGTAGCGGCAGCTGGGAGATCGCACCAGCAAGCAGCGAGACGGCGGCAAACACCGCCGAGACTCGCATCGCTGATTCCGGGCTCACCACGGCTCCGGAGGCCGTCGTTGGGTTCCCGAACACCTCGAACATGCCCATGCCGGAGGACTGGATCACCTCGCCGTCGACCAGGTTGCTGATCGTCGGCTCGATACGGTCGCGGGCGTCGGCCCGCCGGTTCTTCTCGAATAGTCCGAACATCAGTCGATCACCACGAAGCCTTGTTGGGTTGTGCCGGTGTCCCGCGCCTGCATGGCGCGGCCCATGGCCATGATTAGCGCCACCGCGCCGTCGATCTTGCTTTCCATCTTTTCCTTGCGGGGATAGACGTGTTCCTTGGCATCCACGCGCGCCACTACGTTGCCCATCATCCAGGTCATGGCCGCGTTGCCGTCGTGCCACAGGCGCCGCGACAGAATCAGGGCTTCCACTTCCTTCATGGGCTCGGATAGGTTGCGCACTGACTGCGCCATTTCCACGGTCGGCAGTCCTTCCTGTTCAAGGCGCGTCATCAGGTACGCCGCTTGCGCCGGGTCAAAGGCAATGTCCTGCACGTCGATGCCTTGTGCCGCAAGCTCTTTCAGCTCTTCTTCGATGAACGCGTAGTCCGTCATGTTCCCGGGCGTGGATACGATCAGCTCGTCCAGCAGGAACTGCTGGTACTTCTCGTTTTCCTCCACGGCCGACTCCGGCACGTAGAACCGGGGAATGACGTAGTAGCTATCGCCCTTCTCGAACAGCAGCACCACGGCCGCCACGTCCAGCTTGGATGCCAGATCGACGCCGACCCAGCACGGACAGCCCGCAAAGTCCGACACCTCAAACCGTCGTTTCTGCCGCTGCCAGGCCAGCATGTTCATCCATGCCAGCTTGGCGCCGACCCAATCATTCAGGTGCTTGGTACGGAACGCGCTTTGCTTACTGGCCGACCGCTTTGCCTTGGCGAGCTGGTCGAGCAGGAACTGCTCGAACACGGAAACGCCGTAGTTCGGGTTGGCCTTGCGAAGGCTCGCCGGATCGTCCCAGCGGTCACCCTCGTCAATGCAGTAGATGGCCGCGAACACAGTTTCGTCGATCACCTCGCCGCGCAGGATGCGGATCGCATCTCCTCGCATCTCGAAGCATGGCCCGGACAGGTTGGTGCCCGCCGTGGTGATGATCGACAGCAAGGGCTGCTCTCGCGCGCCCATGCCGGTCTCCATGGCGTCGACCATGTGGTCATCGTCATGTTCGTGGTACTCGTCCACCAAGGCCGCATGCGGGCTGGAGCCGTCGCCGGGCTTGCCGATCATGGTCTCGAACTTGGACATGTCCTCCATGACGAACAGCGGCCCCGGGTTCTTCGGGTTGCCCGCCTGTTCGATACCGAAGCGGGCACGCAGCGCCGGCAGCTTCTGAACCATCTGCCAAGCCGGGCGGAACACCTCGTACGCCTGTTTCTCGCTGGTAGCGCCCGAATAGACCTCCGCGCCCGCCTCGCCGTCAGCGCAGAACAGGTACAGGCCACGGGCAGCCAGTCGCAACGACTTGCCGTTCTTGCGCGGGATCTCCTCGTATGCGCGGCGGAAGCGCCGATGCCCGGTCTTCTTGTGGACCCAGCCGAACAGATTGCACTCGATGAAGTGCTGCCAGGGCTCCAGCACCAGCAGGCGCTTCTGCGCCGCCCACTTTCCTTTCGTGTGCGGCATCTTCTCCATGAACCGCACCGCGCGGTCCGCCTTCTCGGCGTCGTACTTGTAGGGCCAGTCGGCCCCCTTGCGCTTCAGGTCATCCAGGAACCGCTGGCACGCCAGACGGATGAACTCGCCGGCCGGGATCTTTCCTGACGTGACGCCCTTGGCGTATGCCTTGGCTGATTCGCTCGGCGTCATGGATCAGAACTCGTCGAATGGGTTGCCCTCCGGGGTCTTTTCGGTCCCCAGCTTCTGACGGTCAGCCGGGGTCAGGCCCAGGCGCGCCAGGCAGCCGATCAGGTGGGAGTACTTGGCCGCAACGAACTCGCCGCGGTTGGCACGGAACTCGGAAAGCAGCGATGACGCCACCTCCATGATGAAACGGTCGGCGCTGGTCAGGACGCCAGGCAGGGCGCACTTCTCCAGCTCCTTCCAGACCACCGCGACCTCGTCCGGCAGATGGCCGGGCACCTTGCCCAGGGCCTTCCCCGTCTTTGGCACCTCAGCCCTGTAACGCTGCGGGTTGCGCTTGTCCGCCCCCTTGAGCTTTGCCAGCTCGGCGGGCTGCTTGTGCCTGGCCATCGCCGGTCAGCTCCAAATCCAAAATTCAAATTCTGTGGACGCGAGAAGAAAGGGGGGCGCGCGTATCGGGCGAGGAAGGCCCTCAACTTTGACCCTCCCCCCTCCCTTTCCGTTCAGCTTTCGGTGGATAACTCGCCGCTCGTTCAGCTCCGCCTTGCTGGCGCGCGTCCCT